AGATTTAATTTTATTCTTGCTGGGCAACCCTGGTATTCTCCTGGTGCAGGTCCAGTTGTTCAGGTTCTTGCAAGTAATTTAATTAGAAATGTACCTTGGATTGACCAAGCAATATACGAAAAAACAGGTAGAGTTCTTCCTGTTAGCGATTATATCTATAAGTATATTCTTCCGTTTGGTGTGTCTCAAGCCCCTGCTTCTTTAGATTTAGTACTTTCAGCATCGTTGAAAAGATTAGGTTCTATAGCAGGTGCTAAGTTTGGTTTTTACACTGATGAGTTCTTAACCAGAATGAACAACATTACAACTGTAGAATATCAAAAGTATCGTGCTGGATTAAGAGATAGTGAACCTACTCCAGATGAAATAATTCAAAGAACTACTAATTTCTTTTGGTTAAGGTTTCTTGCCAATATGGGATTGCCTGCAATACCTGAGTTTAAAACTGATTATGATATTTATTTTGCTAAATATCGTGAACTTACTACTCAATATGGATACGAAGAAGGCGAAGCTTTATTCTATGATAGATATCCAGATTACTTTGAAATGGTCATAACTAGATTTAGAAAGAACTCAACTGGTATAGACCCAACTGTTGAGGCTTCTTATAGAGCAGAAAAGTTTGAAGCATTAATCAACAAAGTAGAACAAGACAATCCTTATGTTAGCCAGTTAATTACTAATGATGTTGGCCTTGAATTAGAATTTGATGATGCTTCTTATACTTGGCAGTTAAACACCCCTGTTGGTGGTACTGGTGAAGTTACTTATAGAGATAATGTAGATGCTGATACTGCTATGCGTGAGGCTAAAATTAAGTCTGGTTGGGTAGAATACAATAAGTTTTCACAATGGCTTAATGCAGAAATCGAAGCAGCAGGTTTTGAAACTATAGAAGATAGAGGCGCTGAATATCTAAAAGATGCCCGTAAAAACTTTATTGATGATTTAGCTGGCAAGAATCAAGCCTGGGGTATTCGCTTTAAGGAAGAGTTTAGCCCTGCTGGCTATCGCAAAAACATTAGAGCAATCAATACCATTATAAATAATGCTGATTTTATGGATAGCGACATAGCAAAGAATGAACCAGCGTTTGATTATCTAATTGATTATATGGACTTTAGGGATTTTGTAGTCCAAGAGTTAGAGCGACGTGGTGCAACTGGTGGTGCTAAGAGTCTTGATGCTAATTCAAATGACGATATTCGTAGGGGAATAGCCTTGTTTGTAGCAGAAAGAAAAGCACAATCGCCTAAGTTTTCACTTTGGTATGACAGATATTTAGAAGCAGACCAGTTCGAAAGAATTGACTAGGAGTATTAGTGACTGAACCAGTTGGAGTTTTATCTAGAGACCCAGACGAGTACGCTGAGTTCTTAAGAAAAAACAAAGAAAAATACGAAGACTATATTAGTACTGGTGGTGCTGGCGGAGACGTTCAGGTTGCTGGAAGAACTTATAATCAATCTAGTGCGTATAATTTAGCTAACACTCAAGACGCTACAATATATAAAGAAATAGTTACTACTTTAAGAGCTGCTGGTGCTTTAACTACAGATAGCCCTAAACGGTCTAGCGTTGTAACTACTTGGCAAAAATTTTTAGATGGATTTTATAATCAAGCATCTGATTCCCCTAAAGACTGGGCTTCATTTGTTAATGATGAAATTGAACTACAGGCTAACAGTCTTGGTATTGACACTGGCACAAGTACTTTTATACAACCTAGCTTTACTACCCCTGAAGATGCTCGCCAAGATTTAGCCATAGCTTATAGAGAATATCTTGGTGTTGACCCAGATAGCACTGAGTTTAGAAAAAGTTTTAATCAAGACTTTAAACAATACTACAAAGAACTTAGAAAACTAGAAAAGGCTCAGCCAACTAGACAAACTACAGTTCGTGGCGCTGGTGGAACTACAGTTCAAACTTTAATTAAAGGCTTTGATGAGCAAGACTTGGAAGAATTAAAGTTAAGATACATAACCAAGTATGTAGAAACTAAAGGCGTAGAAAACGTAGGTGGTGCAGTAGCGTCAAACCTGCGAGCAATTAAAAGATATATTGGCGACTACGGTGTTGTAATACCTGATGCAGAGTTAAGAAGTTTAGCATTAAATACTATTAGAGATAAGACTGGTTTAGATAATGCACAAAATAGAATTGTTTCTATAGCCAAGGCTGCTTATCCTGCCTTGATTCCATACATAGACCAAGGTTTAACTGTTAAAGATATTGCATCTCAATACATTGCTAAGAAGGCTGCAATATTAGAACTATCTCCTGAAGCGGTTAGTTTGAATGATGAAGATATTAAGTCTGTTATTCAAGGTGAAAAACTAGTACCTTTATTTGATTTTGAAAGAAACCTACGTAAAAACCCACTATGGCAATATACCAATAATGCAAGAGAAGAGGCATCTGGATTTGCATCTATGGTTCTTAGAGATTTTGGATTGATATAAATGGCTCCTAAAGGTCAAAGAGCACGGGCTGTTCAAGAGGCTGCTGCCGCTGCTGGTATTAATGTTGATTTATCTAAACTCGGCGACAGAATTAGTCAAAAAGAACTAGATAAAATTAACACTCGTTTAGAGCGTGCTGGTGTAAACCCTGTTGACTTTGAGAGAACTCAAGCAGGACAAACTGGTTATGTGTATGAAAGTGGACTTCCAACTAAAAAAGAAGATGAAGGACCTGGTGAAGACCCTGGTATAGTTTACCAAAGACAAAGGGATGAAGCAGAAAGAGTTAGTGCTTATCAAATTCTTATTGATACCTTTAAGGGTTACGGACTAGAAACATTAGTTCCAGTTCTTCAATCTTATATGGAAAATAAAACTCCGTATGCAGAAGGACTTATTCGTTTACGTCAATCAGATGCTTATAAGGCTAGATTTTCTGGAAATGAAGGCAGAATTGCTAGGGGTTTAGCAGCATACCAACCAGACGAATACTTGGCTGCTGAAGAAACTTACAGAGAAATCTTTGCACAAAATAATCTTGAAGGTTTAATGACTCAGGATACTTTCTCTAAATTAATTAGCGGTGCAGTTAGCCCAGTTGAAGCGCAAGATAGAATTGCAAAAGTATTTAATAAGATTGACAATGCTGACGATACGCTTAAGCAAGAACTTAATAAACAGTTTGCATTATTTGGTGTTGGCGACCCAACTAAACAAAGAAGCGAAATTGCTACTGCGTTGTTAATGGGACAAGAAGCCAGTCAAATGTTAGAACGCAGACTATCTAAAGCACAAATAAGTGCTGGTGCTGCACTATCTAAATACACAGTTGATTCAATTAAAGTTGAAGATTTGCAAAAACAATTTGAATCTGCTGGTGTATCTGATGTTTACGGAACTGCCAAAGCAGGATTTAGAACTCTTGCAGAGGCTGAACCTACAGTAAGCAAACTAGCAGAAATATACAAGACTGATACTTCTGGCTTGCAAGAAGAATTACAACAAGAAGCTTTCTTTGGACTTAAGTCACAAAGACGTAAAAGATTAGAAGAACAAGAAAAAGCAACCTTTGCTGGACAGGCTGGCACGACGCAGGTATCGCTAGCGCAAAGAACAGCAGGGCAATTCTAGACCCTCAGTAGGACCAACCAGCCCCTACGAGAGTAATCAGACTGGTAGTAAGAGCCATACAAATCCCCCCAGGTTTATATGAGGCTTACGAAAACAACTAAAGATGGGAGCGTTGCAATGAGCAACAATTATCAAGACTGGGATGATGAGGAAGATGACTTTGAACAACCTCGTCAACAATCAGATAGCGATTTGCTAAAACAACTCCGTAAGGAATTGAAAACTAAAAGCAAGATGCTAAATGATATGGAAACACAACTTTCCACAATCAAGGCTGAACAACGTCAAAGCACTATCAAATCAGTTCTTGAAAGCAAGGGCGTTAGTCCAAAGATTGCTAAGTTCATTCCTCAAGATATTGAGCCTTCTGCAGAGGCTGTTAATTCTTGGATTGAAGAGAATGCAGAAATCTTTGGCTTGACAGTGACTACGCCCTCTGAGCAAGAAGAGCCTAATTTGGCTACGCTCAGACAAATTGATGCTGTCACCGCTAATGCCCAAACCCCCGCTGGTTCGGAAGATTTGTTACTTCGTATTCAACAGGCTGGTTCAGCCGAAGAATTAGAGCAACTTATTTACGCACAAGGTGGAGGTTACGGCTCATAATTACTAGTTAAGGAAAAGGTAAATTGGCTAACGCATATACCTCTACTGATGCTGGTACGCTCGGTACTTCTTTAGTACAGTCCGCGTATGACAGATTAGTAGAATTCGCATTACGTGCACAACCAATGATTCGCTCGGTTGCCGACAAGCGTCCTGCTCGTCAAGCAATGCCAGGTTCGTCAGTTGTGCTACAAATTCACAACGATTTAGCCCAAGCCACTTCCGCTCTAACTGAGACCACTGACCCAGATTCAGTTGCCATTCCGTCAACTTCATCTGTAACAGTAACTCTAAATGAGTATGGAAATGCTGCTTTGGTTACTCGCAAACTACAACTATTCAGCCTTGCTGATGTAGACCCTGCGATTGCTAACATCGTTGCATTCAATATGGCAGACTCCATTGACGAAGTTGCTCAAGCAGCACTTGTTGGTGGTTCTAACATTCGCTACGCAACTGGTGGTGCTTCAACCCCTGCTGCTCGTAACGAAATTGCTGCAGAAGATATCATCACTGCTGCTGACATTCGTTTCGCTGTAGCCAAGTTGCGTGCTGGTAAAGCAGTACCTCGCAAGGGCTCTTTATTCTGGTGCGGTATCCACCCAGAAGTTTCACACGACCTTCGTGCAGAAACTGGTTCTGGTGCTTGGAGATTGCCACACGAATATCAAAGCAACGAAGCGATTTGGGCTGGCGAAATTGGAACCTTTGAAGGTGCCTACTTCGTTGAAACCCCACGTATGAAGCAAGCCACTGATGGTGCTTCTTCAGCACGTGTATTCCGCACTATCCTTGCAGGACAACAAGCACTAGCTGAAGCAGTTGCTGAAGAACCACACACCGTGATTGGTCCAGTAACTGACAAGTTAATGCGTTTCCGTCCAATCGGATGGTACGGCGTTCTAGGATTTGCTCGCTACCGCGAAGCATCCCTATATCGTATTGAATCTTCTTCCAGCATCAACGCTGCATAGTTAGATTCACATAACTGTAGCCCTCATCTTATGGTGGGGGCTACTCTTATCTAGGAGAAAATTTGCCAACATTTAAACCACCTACAGTAGATGAAGGACCTGCAGGCGGAGGACCATTATTTTATCGCTACAAGATTAGCAGGGGCGATTCCATACTTGAAACTAGTGGAACATATACAAGGGTAAGAACTCCTAGTTTAGACGAATACTTAGAAGCAGACATAGTTTATTTAGGTGGACACGAATATGAGGTTTCCGAAGAAACCAAAACCGAACTTCTTAACGCTGGCATCGGCGTTACGGAGGATAACTTCTTATGACAATACTAGAAGTTATCGCAGTAGCGACAGCAGTACTGGGTTTGATTGTACTTGTTGGTCGTGTTTTTTCTCCAGTAGTAAAAAGAACTAAAGAAATATCTGACTGGTTAGAAAAGTTTAGAAGAGACTGGGAAGGTGAAGAGCCTGAACCAGGTAGGGACAGAGTTCCTGGAGTTATGGAAAGACTAAACAAACTTGATGGTGAACTATCTCATAATGGTGGTTCTTCGCTTAAAGATGCAGTAGAAAGAATAGAAAAACATTTAGGGACAAAATGAGTCTACATAGAAGAATAAAGCATCCTGAATATGTAGAAGGTTGCTTTGGCTGTAAAGCATCAACATTAGAAATGAATCCAGGTGAAGCCAACAGTCATATGGATATGTCATCTAAAAAATGGGACAAAGAACTTGCGTTATATAGAACCGCTAGAGCACAAGGTATCCAACCTGATGGAACTAGCACAGCCAAAATACGCAAGGCAATAGATATATCAGAAAAAACTGGAGTTGCGTATGGTGGCTAAGGGACCTAAGAAGGTCGCTAAAGTTATGCGTGAATACAAAAAGAAAAAACTAAAGTCTTTTTCAAACAAGAAGGTAACAAAGAAAAAACAAGCAATTGCTATCGCACTTAGCGAAGCAGGTATGTCAAAAAGGAATAAATAATGGCAATTAAAGTCAAGCAATCAACCATTGACGAAATCAAAAAAATG